GCGTGAGTGAGATTCTCTCCCTTAAATAAGGGTTGGACACGAGGGTCCTCTCAATACTGTGCAAGCGTATACCATAAATGCCACGATATTGGTATCCGTAATCAGTACACAGCGGACTTCTTCAACTTTATATACAAACCCCATGAGTCCTACGGGGTTAGACAGTTTACAGACATATCTAGGTCGGTTTCGAGAATTACGTAAGTACTACCTCTTTCTCATCACGAGGTATACCCTTATATTTCTCAAGCCAAATACTCACACGCTCATCGTATGAGCGTTCAAAACACGTGCAGTATTCAGCTATACCTTGCCTTCTAGCAACTTCCAACAATTGAGCTCTCCGTTTTTCAAAGACTTCTCGTCCATAATAAAACCAGTCGTGTAACGAAGAATCAATATTATTAGCTGCGTGCATCTTAGGTGTTAACTCTTTCGAAATTAAATGTGAATGCAGTCTCTTAAAAATGGAATCCTCAGAAAGAATCCCTACACGAGCTTGCAAATCTTTATTATATATACATTTTCTTTTCAAAAAGTCAACATCCTTAGCATCCATGTACGGTATAGGTGTCGATTCTTTGTCTGGCATAGTAAATTTCATGTCCAATGTTTCCAACCATTCTGCATAAGCAATATGATTAAATTTTGAATATTTACTATCTACTGTTCCCATGACGTCGTCACCATATGTAATAAAAGAACATGCGTCCTTGAATTGACTATAATACATGGTGTAAAAGCAAGATCGTAGTAATAACGAATTAACCACAGAATTGATTATAACTGTAAGGTTTTGACCCGAAGGATTTCCACCAAATAGTTGAATCAACGTTCCTTTATACTTCAAAAATGGATAAATGACCTCAGCGACCATACTTTCCATCAATACAAAATCATCCTCTGTGTAGCCGTCACAACTACGTGCAATATCAATTAGACAATCAAAGGCAGCTATAATTACACTAGCAGGCATGCGTAAATCATACTTGCTGTAATCACCAGCTAACACTCTGTCTTCTCCTTTTGACATTGCATGGTTCCAAAGTTCTTCCCATTCAAGTCCTTCTGCATTAACGCCAACGGCACATTCAAATGCTAAAGGATTCATCTGAATTATACGTACTATTGGCAAAAAGTACATGCGTATCAGGATTTGAATTACCAGAGGTGCACTTTGAAACACTCTAACCTTGTCCTTAGTCAACTTGGTTGGTTCATCTTTAAGACAAGCCTTCCAAATTGCATAACATCGTTCTCCCTTTCTCAATTTTTCCTTACATACTTCAACTTCATTCCAAATTTCTTCAGTAAATGTTCTAGGACATCCTACTTCAGGATAATCATCAGGATTGAGATCAATAATATATGGACGTTTCGATCCAGAAAAAGGGAAACCAGGCGAGGTATTTAAATTCATAGGATCAATGAATTTAATACCTTTTCTTCCAGAAACTGTTTCAACCTGTGTCAATGGTTTGCACTGAAAAAGTTCAGGCGTGCGAGTTTTAACTTCATCTTTAATAGATTTATAACAACTTACAGCCTTTTTCAATACACTACCTACAGGTAAACTAGGTGATGCTGAATGTACCAATGATGCCTGATATGGATAAACTCCATGTCCAGTCATCTTTGGCGCACCCCATTGCTGGGGTACACCAAACACTTCTTCAACATCATTACTTATAATAGTTTCACGTACTTTTGATCCAGGTGAACTCATTTCTGGCATGGAGCCAAAAACTTGTATATTCGATCCTTCTGTCAAATAATTAGCGGGACTTTTATAATGTACACTAGTATCAGGAACAATTGTTTTTCCAAAACTCGAATTGACGAAAGTCCCCATGTGGGGCATCATTCCATTTGAAGCAGTGAGTACTACTCCATCAATTTTCGAAAGTTTTAGAACAGCGTCATTTACTTGTTTCTGTGATATTATACCACAACCAGCTATACGACCCATTCCTCCTAGGTGGAAACCTATAATGGAGGCAGATCGATTGTCACTAATTAGTGGAGACATACACATACCACCTTTGGTTTCAACTGGAAGACTGTAAAGTCCTCCTATAAACTCCATGTGAGTATGACGAATTATTTTTGTTCCTTTGAAAACAGTTTTATGTACTGCATATTCTTTTCCTTCAATATCACGAGTTAGAAGCTG